TATTTTTACCTGTAGATGCAAAAGCAGTACCTAGTCCTATAACAGGCGGTGTAATGGCGTAAGTATTACCTTGCATAGCACCGCTTGAAAGCTGAAGAATATAGCTAAATATAGAGGCAGCACCTACCTGAGAAAGAGAGCCAGAGATAAATGCACCCATCTCCATTCTTTCTTTGATGTACTCTTCTCTATCACTTCTTCCAGTAGCGTTCATATAAACACGTGCTGAGTACATAAGACTACCCATTAAAGCTGCACTAGTTAAAACTTTAGCTACTGCTACATCTTTAGCGTTTGCTCTTACAGCTAAACGTGCTGTTTGCTGTTCTAAAGAAGCCATAGTAAAAGACAAGAACTGAAACATAGTTTTACCCATCTCAGTAGAACGCATCCATCTGTTCATAGAACCAATGTTTGTTTCTTGTACGTTTTGTCTTGCGTCTTTAAAACCAGCAGTTTGAAAGGCTGCACGTACATCTTCATCCCAATTATCAAAGTTAAGTTTTTTGACTGTACCGTTAGCATTTCTTTCTACTACATCACTTAGTAGTGTAAGACGAATACGGTCAGCCATCTCATCTGTCAAACCTAGTTGACGTAACTTAGTAGGAGAGAAAGGTAACTTACCCTTTGCACCTTTTAATGCAAACTCGTTAGTAAAGTTTACCATACTCATTCTACGTAGTGTTTGAGTTACACCTGTCAGACCTGACCAGTACGCCACTTTTCTTTGAGAAAACTGAGTTCCTTTTGAAGCACCTTCTAAAGCTTTAGTACTCCAGCCACGCTTACCTGCCCAAGCTCTCTCAGGAGAAATAATCTGAGTACCTACGTCTTCAGTATCTAATCTTGTTACACCATTCCATTGGCCTAATGATACCTCTTGACCCAAGCCTATACCATCAACTAGCTCCTGTACCAAGTTATCATCTGCATCCCCATCACGTAACTTGGTGATAAGATTTCTGTAAGCTGGTAAAGATTTAAACAAAGTTGAGAAAGAGTGTTCAAACAAGACGTTACTTAGTTCCATAAGGGATGACATACCTGACATACCCATATTAACAGCAAAGCTAAAAGCTCTCATAGCTACATTAAGTTCACGTGTCTTATTACTTACGTCACTTCTATGTGCCAATCTACCTGTGATGCCATCATACATAAAATCTACAGAAGCTAGTGCGTCATCAATTTCTTCTTTAGATACACGTCTTCTTTGACCTTCTGCACGTATTTTATCCTTGATGTAATCAATACCAGAGTTTGCTTTGTTTGTGTTAATACCGTTTCTAGCAAGACCGATTGCTCCTGACATTTGAAAGATATAACTGTTAACTAGTTGCTCTGCATCTTCTTCAAGTAAGTCACTAAAGCTGTACTCTTCGACAGAACCATCAGCATTACGCAGTGTAGCTGTAGCCCCTTCGTCTAGTACCATTCTATTCCTTGCTCTCTTATGAGCTTTAGGGATATTTGTTCTAGTTAGAAGTTCTGTGATATCATCAATATCACCATCTAAAAAGGCACGTTCACCGTTCTCAGTGTAAGCTCTAAGAATATCAGACAAGTCCTCAAGGTTCATTTCGTTTGCACCAGCGTGACCTGTCTTGGCTAACTTAGGGTCAGTGATAGAACGTGTATACGCTTTTGAAATTCTAGCGATATAAGTATCTACGTCCTTCTTACTTATAACCTTTTTCTTTAACTTCTTTTTTAAAAGGTTCTTAACATTCTCTTCAATGTTTGGCTGACCTTGACGAATAGCTGTTTCTACAAGTTGAGCTATTTGTATTTCACCGTCATCACCTAGCTTTAATAGAAGCCCCCTAATCTTATCATCGTTAAAAATACGTGACATATAGTTAGGGTTGTTTAGCATATCTTTTGTAAAACCAGATACACCAGCTTCAGCAGCTAACTCACCCATTTCTTTCTGAACTTCTTTCACACGTTCACCAGCCCTCACTACTTCTTGAGAAGCGTCTGTATCTAAACCTCTAACATACCTTGTAACAAGTCTGTTAAAATCTACGTAATCGCCACCTGTTCTTTTCTTCCAAGCGTCTTGCTCTACAGGCATGATACGAGCCATACGGTCACGATACATGCTTTGTAGTTGTTCCATGTGTTCAGATGCTGAGGTGTTAGTAGCTAGTTTACCACCTCTATACCCTGTACTATTCATACCTAGTACAAAAGAAGCGTACCTAGCCCACCCTATCTTAGATGTACCTAGTCTGTAGTTAGTAGATATCAGCTTACGTAACTTATCCATAGACCAGAAGAGATTAACATTAGCAATCTCAGGTATAGCCTCTACTGCCTCGTCTTTAATGTCAGCAGCGTTAAGGGTAGGTATACCGTCAACTTGTTCTAAGAACTTCTCACCGTCTAGTTCTCTTTGAATAATTTTTTGTGTTAAAGCATCAGCATTGTTTTCGTCATACCAACGCTGTTCAACTTCTGTTAACTCTTCTCCACGTGCAACCTTACCAGCTAGGGCTTGGCGTTGTCCGTTACGAATAAGTGTAGTAGATACAGCATCAAACGTACCACCAAGAGCAGCACTAAGACCCATAGCTACTGCTACATCACCGCCATCAATATCATAGCGGTACTTAGCACGAATACCCTCAAAGACTGCTGCTTCTGCTGATGCAATACCTGCTGCTGTAGCAGCTTTGTAAGCACCTCTAAGCTTCTTACCAGCCCCTAACATAAATACAGTACCACCAGCAACAGGTGTGCCTATAGAAGTGGCAGCAGCAGACGCAGCCCAAATAGCAGCCCATTCTTCAGGGGCTGTCATCATGGCTACTGCATGTGCTGCTGTACCTGAGAACCCATCTCTCTCAATATATTTAAGATTTGATTGAGTTTTAAGATAAGATTCACGTGTGAGCATAGCACTATTTAGCCCATTAATCTGAGCATCTTCTAATACTTCACGTACAGCATTTCTATCTTCTAGTCCAATAGTTAGTTGTCTTACTAACTCAGGAGTGAACTTTGAGATAGGCTTACCAGATGCACTAGTAATTCTATCCCAATTATTTACAACTGTACCGCCTAACCATTCTTCTTGAATACCTTTACCCAAGCTACCAAAGAAGTTTGTGTTAGATGCTACTTGTGAGTTTAGTTCAATCTCCTGTCTAGTAATTGCTGCCTCATCTACTGTTGTAGCAATAGGTAAGGTATCCATATTTACTGCTTCAAGATTTAAATCTTTTAACAAATCGTTCTGAAATTTTAGAGCCATGTATACCCTACCTCTTTAGTTTGTTTAATTACCAAGTACGTTATCATAGATAGACTTAAAGCCTTTGCTAATTTTATCCATAGCTTTGCGTCCGTACTTACCAGCTTTTAACTGTAGCATAGATGGTAGACTTTCAGAAGGTATATCGCTTGCGCCTTTTATACGTCTGAAGCTTACATCTTCTTCTGTCATGTTGTAGTCAGAAAGCTCTACTTTATCACCAGTGTTGCCACCAATAAAGTACACAGTATCACCTTCTACTTTTGCAACAATACCAACGTGTGCTACACCAAGCTTAAACTTCTTACGGTCTTCTGCGCTGTGCATTTTAATCATAATGTCACCAGCTTGTACCTCAGGTGCTTCAACAGCGTCACCAGCTTTCAAGTAAGAAGCAGCACGTACTTGGTTAAATTTATCCTTACCAAGTAAGCTACGTGTGTCTACGCCCGAATCTCGCAGAACCTGTGTTAAGAAAGCAGCGCACCAAGCTTTACTTGCTGCAAACTCTTCAACACTCTGGTCATCAGGATTCCAATCACCTACTACATTCTCAAAGAAACCTTTGACAGCAGAAGCACCTTCTTCAGTATTCTCATCAATACCAAGATACTGATAGGCTACGTCAGCAGGGTTCTTAGCTGTAGCAATAGCAGCTACTGCCTCTGCTTCTGGCTTCTCACCAATGATAGCAGGTTTAAGGTCAGACGCTTCTGCTTTAGGAATAATGCTTTCTATTATAGCACCACCAGCAGCCTCAATGTTTTCAGCAACATCTGCTGCCATACCTTCAGCCATTCTCATAGCCCTGTCAGTAGTCTGTGTAGCCCACTTAGTAGCTGTTACAGCACCATCTTCTGCTACATTGTATAGCATGTTAAACTTAGCTTTAGCAAGTGCAGTAGTCTGTTCAACAGAACCTTCTGCATACTGTGCAGCTTCTTTGATAGAAGCCATAAACTTAGGCCACTCACGTGCTACGTTCTCTTTACCTAGCTGGTAAGCCATACTGATAGCTGATACCTGTGAAGACTCTGGTAGATTAGAGAAGCCCTCTACTGTATCGTCCCACCAGTTAGATAACTTATCTACCTTTAGGTTAAGTACAGCATCTGCCTCTTCAGGTTTGACGTTGTTGATATCTTCAATCAACGCCTTCTCATCTTCCTCAAGGCTTTCCATTTGAAACCCATAACCCACAGATTGTTTACCCATGTCATCGTAGGGAGTAGCTTCAAAGCCTTCGTCAGCTATTAGTGTAGATGCAGCAGCTTCTTTAACACCGCCAAACTCTCTAGCTATAGCAGTACCAGCAGATGCAAGAGTATCTCCAACAGTGTCAAGCATACTGGTTTGGTCACCCTCAACTTCGTTATCAGTTTCAGGTTCTTCATCCGCTAAGTTTTGTTCAAAAGCCCAATCAAGTATTTCTGATAAAAACTTATTACCTGATTGTCTAGCTGCCTTAGCTGCCTCTGCTTTTTCTTCATCAGATAGACCTACAAAACTGTTTTTAATGTCTTGTGTAATTGGTATATCTTCTAAAGATGTTGCTGCATCAGCACCACCACCTAAGTACTCAGCACCTGTCATCTCTCCTTCAAGAACTTTATTAGCTTGAAACTCAATCTCACGTGTAACTAAGTCGTTGCCTGTGTAAGTAGTAACAGGCTGGATGTTAGCAGCTTCTAGTGATTTAGCTACAAGCATGTTAAGCTGTTGTTCGTT